ACTATCGTCCATATGGTGTTGATGCACCTACAGGAACTCCAGCACCGGCCCCAGCGCCAGCGGCTGAAGTAGCAACTCCAGTAGAAACATCTACTCCGTCGGAACCAGTAGTCGAAACTGCACCAGCAGTAGAAACTCCTTCAGCGGCTCCAGTTGAAAATGCTGAGCCATCTAGTGATAAAGCACAAGACATTCTAGCAATGATTCGTGCAAGACAAAACAATTCGTAAGAATTGCGAGTCTGGGGGAGGAAACTCCCCCATATTTGTAGGAGAAAACTATGACACTACCAGACGAAAGATTTAGAGCCCTTAAACAAGGGAAGAAATTATTAGAAGAACTTTGCGATCCAGGCAAAACTCCACGTGTACCAAGTCTTATCAGAGATAGGGCAAGGGCGGCACTGAGACATTATCCTGCTGATTATGATTTAGATGATATGGCAGTGGCCTGCCCAGAAATCTTGCAAAAGCCTTCTAACTCTAGTAGAATTAACAATAAACAATCTAATCAATAGGAGTTAACGTGGCAAAACCATTTGACGTTTCCAAATTTAGGAAAGACATAACCAAATCTATCGATGGCTTATCGATAGGTTTCAACGATCCAACTGATTGGATCTCAACAGGTTCATATGCATTGAACTATCTTATTTCAGGAGACTTTGACAAAGGTGTTCCTCTAGGTAAGGTAACAGTCTTTGCAGGTGAATCAGGCGCAGGTAAATCATACTTTGCCGCAGGCAACATTGTAAAGTCAGCACAAGATCAAGGCATCTTTGTAGTCTTAATTGACACAGAGAACGCACTTGATGAAGCATGGCTACAAGCATTACAAGTTGACACTTCAGAAGAAAAACTTCTTAAGTTAAGCATGAGTATGATTGACGATGTAGCAAAAACTATATCAACCTTTATGAAAGATTACAAAGCAATGGCAGACGAAGAACGTCCTAAAGTGTTATTTGTAATTGACTCATTGGGTATGATGTTGACACCAACTGATGTTGATCAATTCGACAAAGGTGACATGAAAGGTGATATGGGTCGTAAGCCTAAAGCACTAACATCATTAGTAAGAAACTCTGTTAACATGTTCGGTAGTTATAACGTTGGACTTGTTGCAACTAATCATACATATGCATCGCAAGATATGTTTGACCCAGATGATAAAATATCAGGTGGTCAAGGCTTTATCTATGCATCAAGTATTGTTGTTGCTATGAAGAAGATGAAACTGAAAGAAGATGCGGCAGGGAATAAAATCTCTGAAGTAAGAGGTATTCGTGCAGGCTGTAAAGTAATGAAGACTCGTTATGCAAAACCTTTCGAGGGTGTGCAAGTGAAGATTCCTTATGAGACAGGTATGAATCCTTATTCAGGTCTTGTTGACTTGTTTGAGAAATCAGGCTTGTTAACTAAGCAAGGCAATCGATTGAAGTACATCACTCAATCAGGTGAAGAAGTTCTCAAGTTTAGAAAGCCTTGGGAAGCAAACGAAGATGGTTGTTTAGATAATCTTATGGCAGAATACTCTGAAGTTAAAAGTGCAATGGATAAAGTAAATACTGAGGACGATGCATTAGAGACAGTAGAGGAATAACATATGAATTTGAATGATTTGGCTAGAATATGGGTAGTTATCAGACCTTCAATTGAAGATGGTGATATCCATGAAGCGGCAGATATATTAGTTAATCATTTGATTGACGAAGGAATGTCTGCACAAGAAATTAAGAAAGCCTTTAAAGACGATAAAAAAATCAAGGAAGCATTGTCTTACTTCTCAGAGGACGAAGATGAAATTTGGGAAGAGGATGAAGATGACTATGATGATTCAGAAGATGATGAGTGGGACTAGGAGTATTACTTGAATTGGTATACACGTATTAGCCATGATCTGTCAGTAATACCTGACTTCATTGCACATTACGAAACTGAACTATTATCTAGTAAAAAGGATTGTATGGTATCTGGTTATGTTGAGAAACATATATCAGCACTACCGGGCATAACTGAACACCGTTTCAATCAATTACAAGAGATTGAAGCGGTGCTCAACCTTCTTAATATCAAACTACGTAAGATCCGCAGAACACACTTTCAAAAATACTTAGAGAAATATCAACGAGCCTTGACATCACGTGATGCTGAAAAGTATGTAGATGGTGAAGATGAAGTGATAGACTTTGAGTATCTTATCAACGAAGTAGCCCTACTTAGAAACAAGTATCTGGGTATAATGAAAGGATTAGACGCAAAACAGTGGCAAATGGGGCATATTGTCCGTCTCAGAACTGCTGGAATGGAAGATATCCAAGTAGATTAGTCGTAACCTATTGATTCTTATAGGCGAAATAATGGCAAAATAATGGAAAAAAGGCTTGACATTTCGGTCCTTTTACCGTATAATAGATAGTATGAAAAGTAAAAAAGCAAACAAAAATAATTCAAAAAAGTTTGCCCAAAGGCTTGACATTGCTACCCAAAGGTAGTATAATTACATTATAACGACAACTGACACAACGGAGTTAAATATGACACAGACTATCACAGTAAAGTACGGAGAGTACAGAAATCAACCAATCGTTAATCAATCATTTGAATTGGTTAAAGGTTATGCAGAAGGCAAACGAGGTGGATTTGTTACTGTCAAAAATGACGGTAAGTTTCCCCAAGTTCAAATTGCTAATGTTAAAATTAAAGTTAATAACATTAACGACATCACATGGGGAACTGACAAACCTGTTATGGCAAATGCTAACTTAGAACTTGCTCCAGTAGTCACTGAGACTGATGAAGAAGCAATGGACAGAATCAAAACTAGATTCAACATCTTAGACGATATGGCTAAGGCTACTATCGCAGGGGACATTAGAGCAATGATTGTTTCAGGTCCTCCTGGTGTAGGTAAATCATATGGTGTTGAGCAACAAATGGAGAAGGCTTCATTGTTCGATCAACTGACTAATAGCAGAACTAGGTATGAAGTTGTCAAAGGTGCAATGACTGCTCTAGGTCTTTACGCAGTTCTTTACAAATACTCTGATGCTAAAAATGTTTTAGTGTTTGATGACTGTGACTCTGTATTTCAGGACGATCTTGCTCTTAACATTCTTAAGGCAGCCCTTGACTCAGGTAAAAGCAGAAGGATTTGCTGGAACTCTGATTCTAGTCTTCTTAACAGAGAAGGTATTCCAAACTCTTTTGAGTTCAAGGGTTCATGTATCTTCATTACTAACTTGAAGTTTGAGAACATCAAGTCTAAGAAGTTGCAGGATCACTTAGAAGCCCTTCAGTCAAGGTGTCACTTCTTAAATCTTACTATCGATAGTGATAGAGATAAGATGCTTAGGATCAAACAAGTAGACAGAGATTGTGAAGGTGGTTTGTTTTCTGACTACGACTTCAACGATGGTCAAGATAAAGAAATCTTTGACTTCATGGAAGAGAATGCTCACAAACTTAGAGAAATCTCAATGAGAATGGCTCTTAAGATTGCTGACTTATTCAAAGTGACTGGTGTTAACAACTGGAAAGTGTTAGCAGAGTCAACTTGCATGAAGATAAGATAACTCTGTGTCAGGAGTTTGGGGGCGGCTGAGGTCGTCCCCTTTTTTATTACCATTTAAATAGGTTAATAGGTTAAAAGGAAGTATAATATAAATATGAAAGTTGAATTTACATCTAAAGAACAGGTTATCTTTTTTATGATGACCACTTCTATTAGTTTGTCTCATTACGATTATAAATTCATATCTAATATGCAATCCTTATCGCATGATAAAAAACAGATTACATCTGGTCAAGCAGAATTGTTTGATAGACTTTTACACAAATACAAAAAACAATTTGCAACTAACGGTTATGCAGTAGATGATATAGAATCATTACCGTGGAAGTGTGTAGTTGTACCTAGTCTTCCCAAATACACAAATGCAAACGTTGATTGGGACGACAGTACAAATCAAATGGTTATTAGAGTACCTTTTAAAAAAGACTTTATATCTAAATTTAGAAAAGAAATGTCAACCTATTTTCCACTAGATAGTTTTCAGGATAATACTCAAATGTGGGTGTGGAATACTGAACGAAAAAGATATGAATCAAGTCCAACTACTCATGCTTTAAAATTAGCCTACGAAATTCTGCCGCAGTTTTTTACTACTGTTTATCATAATGAAATAAAAAATATTATTGAACAGTTAGAATCCAAAACTGTAAAATACAAAGACCCAACACTAGTCTTAGTTGATGGGCAATATACTGTTGTCAATTCTAATGCAATATTAGATGAGTTACTAGCCGATGTAACTTTAGATAACAGTGCAAAATGTTTATATCAAATCTCACAATTTGGTATAAAAATAGACAAATCAATCATCAATGATGATCCTAAACTAGAGTTTGCCGCAAACTACATTACGGAAGTAGAAGTAGATGCAATAAACGATTGTTGTGAATGGCTTGTTGAACTTGGTGTAAATGATTTAGTATTGGGGAGAGGAACTCCTGAGTACAGATCACATATATCGAAAACTGAGTCTCAGAGTATTGGAGTATTTAAAGAATGTAGAGAGGCTTTTGCTAATCATAATCTAAAAATACATAAGAGCGGAGATTTGTTTGATCTTCCTGAAGATGATCACAACGAAACAACTGTAAAAGGTGTACCTGTCTTGGTGCAATTTAATTCAATCGTAGAACCAGAACAATGTCATGGAGATAATCGAAATGGCAAAATTATAATTATAACAAACAGGAGACCTGTAACAATAAAATGAATAATTTAGATAAAAACTTTCACATCAACTTTTCACCATTCTATGCAATAGTCGTAGTAATGATGTTAATGTTTGTAGCAAATAAACTACAAGCACAAGAGATTGAAGAAATTGTAGTAGTAGGTGCAACTGTATATGAAACGGAATCAGATCCATCTACAGATGTAAATGTCTTAGAAACAATAATGCCCGCGGCAACTGTTTCAGGGGGTTATGGTTCTTTTCTAGGTTACAATGAAAGAGGTACTCAAACGATACACACAACTATTTTTAGAAATGGTGTGCCAGCAAACGATGCCGGCAGTGGATGGTACGACTTTGGACATGACTTTGCTACAGGCAACGAAAAAGTAAAAATAGTAAACGGACCTAACTCAGTT